TCTAAGCGTAACTACCGAGGAAGAAGCCAAAACAGCGAAACTTGTAGTTGTAGCAGATGTGGTCGAACTGCTCAACGCAAATGTCCTACGTCTAAAGCTGAGGATCTGATCATGTCTGATTTCGAGAACTACAGCCGACAGGTAGTCGCTTCTGGTGACTACGAGGAGAGGCTAAAGGGAACTCCGAAGCTCTCCAAGAAGCAAAAGGTGGGACGCCTAGAAGCAATTCTAGCGGACAAGGGTAACGCGATGCGTCGTATCGGTCAGGGAATGATCGGTCCGATTCAGATCCGTTTGAGGTACGAGGGAATCGTGCGCAACGTGCTCGTAGAGGACACGTTGGAGCGCGGACCGCTCATGCCTTACGACATCCTTGACGATCTAGGTCGCGCGTACGTGCTCAACAGCACGGACGATGAGGTCAAGATCACGCCCTTCGAGGGTAAGCAGGCATTCCCGTACCTATTCAGGGTTGCCACCTTCCCGCGAGTGCGCAAGGAGGATCTGTACTACCTCCGCGTGAACGCCGTCGAATACGCCCAGGACGAATCTCGTCAGGCAATCCAGAAGCAGGAGGACGCACGTCTGGTCCTACTTCTAGAGAACGCCATCACGAACCTCGGTGAAGCCGTATCCGAAGTTGTCGGTCTAGCGCCGACAGGTGGTCGCGCAGTAGGAATCGCGGAAGGCCCGGTCGGGCACACGAACGAGCACACAGTCTTGATCGGAGCTAACGCCCCGCTTGAGCCTGCGGACTTCTACAGTGCTGTCACTCAGATCGAAATCAACCAGTTGGAGGCTCGTCGCGTGCTGGCACACCCTGCCGACATTCGTGACCTCTACAATTGGGATCTGAACGTCACAGGGTTCCGCTTCAAGGACGAGGTATTCTCAGGAGGACGCATCACATCCTTCGGTGAGTTCCAGATCCAGCGTTCGATCATCATCCCGCAAGGAGAGGTCTTCCTCTGCGCCGAGCCGGAGTTCATCGGGGTCTTCCCTGTCATGTACTCTCTCGATGTCGAGGAGAACCACCAAGTAGAGCAGTTCTACAAGGGATGGGTCATGGACGAGCTTATCGGGATGCTTATCTTGAACCCGCGTGGTTTGAGCCGTATCCTCAAGAGCACGTCAACGGCAGCGCCGGAAAAGCTCAACATCAGCGGCCTCGGCACTGGTGGACCGGCTGGCCCTGGCGAATGGTCACTCTGATCCAAGTCAACAACATCGCAGCAACAAAGAAAGGCTCCTTCGGGAGCCTTCTTGTTCACCAGAAAGAGGCTCCCGAAGAGGCATGTGGCAACATCGACTATCCAATATCAACGAGAGAACACGCACAGCTTTGTGTGAGGCATGCGGGCCGACAACCATACGCATTCGCAATAGCTCACGTTCCGGTTCCGCCAAGTGGAAGTGCAATGGTACCCGCTCACGCGAAAAGCGGGAAAGGAAGAACAACTCCTATCGTCGTCATTGCAAGGATCACTGCGAGCGTTGTCCGTACAAGACACGCGATCCCGTGCTCAGGCGAGATTTAGACGTTCATCACAAGGACGGCGATCATTACAACGACGATCCAGCCAATCTCGAAACGCTCTGCGCCAACTGCCATAGGCTCGTCGGAGTAAAGGAGGCTCACTCCAAAGAGTGAGCCTTCTTGCCGTTCCGGTTCGTTTAGTTATGAGTTGGAACGCAAGTCAAGTCAGCGGATAAGTGATCGTGTCGATGTGGCAGTCGATGTAGTGTTCGGCTTTGGCTTCGCCTTTGCCGTTGCCCTGTAGAACGAGTTCGCCATTGGTTTTCAAGATGAACGCTTCTGTCCCGTATTCGTTCGTGCTACCCTCTTCTCCAACGCGGAGGTTGAGGGCTATGTTGTGTCCTGGCCTAACAGCCTCCGGGACGGTGAGGATCAAGGTGTTCGGTCCCTGCATGTTCGGCGTGGTGATCCTGCCCGCAGTCGGACCGACTCGCCCTCGATCCTAGCGCCGAGGGTAGCATAGTCTGCATCGCCCTTCGTAGCGCCATCTTCGTAACCCTCGGCTAGCACCACAGGCAGCCATGGACCGGGAGTAGCCAGCGCTAGCGCTTCCTTCGCGATGGCTACGGCGTCGTCGGCTACCGCAGTGGGCACGGTCGAAGTCTCAAACGTACCCACGATGCTCCTTACAGTTTGCTCAGGTCTGCTTGTAGCAGTTCGACGTTGATGCCGAGGGTGTCTTTCTTGGCCTCAACCAACTGCTGTGGAATGACTACCCACGCCTCAGTCAAGTAATGGGCGAGGAACGACGGGGTGACGACGGCGATGCCTCCCCAGGTGGCGCAGTGGAGTCCACCGTTCGGGCCGTAACCGAGAGCCACGATGCAGTGACCGTCTTCGGTCTGTTCACCCTGGAAAGTCCACGGTTCCCCTTTGGCGAACTGTTCCTGGGCGGTATTCGGGCAGGCGATGCCCAAGTAAACGGCCCCGGTGAATGCGATGGCCTGGTGCCACTGTAGGAGGCTGGTGGTAGACAGAGGAGCAAACCCGGCGATCTTCGTTCCGAAAATCTCTTCCTCGTACCATGTTTTGAGGACGAATTCCTCGTTGAGTCCGGTGTCGCCTCCGCCTGTGAGACTGCGGTACTTGGTTTTGATCTGCGTGTCAGTCGGTGCAGCATAAGGCTCTTTGAAGAGAATGCTGCCTGCCCGGTTGAGATGATCTAGCCCCGCGATGGTACAGTCGCCTTCTTTTTCGTTGTTGTCCATGGGGTACACTTCGATCCCTTGGGTGATCTGTTTCTGACCCGGTACTTCCCATGTCGGAGGCGGTGTTGGGAACGGAGTGGTCTGATAGACCTCAAAGTCCTTGAACTGCTTAGAGCGCGTTGCTTTGAGCGCGCCAGTCTCGTATTTGCGGGTGGATGTAGTCATCACCCCTTACGTCACCGAGCACCTGTTTATTGGTGGTCGCCGTGGTAGAATGTATGAGGGTGCCATGGTGGTGCTCTTGGTCAAGTGAAATATAGGAAGGTGGAACCAATGGCGACAGCCAAAACAACCGCGAAGCGTAAACCAGCGAAAGCACGCGCTCGCAAACCAGCAGCGAAAGCAGCACCGGCCCCGCAGGTAGAGGTCGAGGAGCAGATTGCTCAAGAGTACGATCCCGCGTGGCACGCGACCGTAGAAGCCTACGTGACGCTCCGTGACGCAGGAGCGCAGATCCCCGACGCCATCCGCATCCCTGTGGAGAAGTGGCTCAAGGATCAAGAGGCGAAACTCCGTGTCGAGCAGGCTCGACAGGCGGAGGACGCTGCAAAGCGTCAGAAGGCTGACGAGAAAGGTCCGAAATGGATCCGCAGCAACGTCACTAGCGAATTCGTTCTACGCCTCGAACGCCAGGAGGACAAGCGCCGCCGCATCGAGCTAAAGCCTCGCGGCCAGCGCGGAGACTTGTTCCCACTCGAACCGGGCGACGAGAAGGACCAGGGTGTCGTCACCAGCGTCAACGCTGGCTACATCGAGCTTATCGGGCAGACCGAGGCCGAAGATGTCATTCAGCACCAGACGCAGAACATCCAGCGCGTTCACTCACCGATTGCCGTTCTCACCAACGAGAAGGGCGAACGGCCAGAGGGCGGGTTCAACGTCAAGGTCGAGACTGAGCACGGCAAGCAGGGCGTCGTGGTCGGTGTGATCAAGCCAGAGGAATCACAGCGTCACGGGTTGGGTACGATCTACCGTCCCGAGCAGACTCAGCGATTCTTTCCGACCGGAGGCAACCCGGCTATCGTGTCCAGTGGATACGACCAGCCCGCGTTGGGCAAGGACGCGAAGGCATCCATCCTCGATGACCTAGCCCGTCGCAAGGGCGTGCAGGGTCGTCCCGAGGACGTGCTGAACCTCAGCGTCACCGTTGAGCCTCCGCAGAGGACTTGATCATGCGCGAAGTCAAAGTCAACGGGAAAACCCCGAAACGGAGTGGACTCACCCGCAAGGAGCAGCTAAGCGGGATCCTTGGTCGTATCCAGAGTGAGTACCGTCGCCGCAAGCGCAAGTTGCAGTGGCAGCTACTCATCGCGAAAAACCCGAGGAAGGCTCACTACCCGAACTACAAAGGCCAGGAGTACCAGGGACCAGAGGTAGCAGTGAATACCCTGCGTCACGCCAAGGAGGTCAACGAGCACTACCAGGCGCTCACGCCTCCTGACTTGTCGTTCAAGCAGGGACGCAAGCCATGAACGTCAACGTTCGTCAGTACCTCAGCAACTACCAGAGTTGGGAGCACATGGACCACGACGAACACATGGCATGGCTAGTGCGGCCTCTATCCAGGTGGTCGAAGATCCAGATCAAACTCCGCAAAATGAAGTGGGCCTTCAACACATGGCGTCAGCTACGCCAGCTTGACTACGAATGCAAGCACGAAGACCCGAAGGGCGGCGCTGACGAAGTGCTGTTCCTGCGGAGCCGTTGCACCCTAGAGCCTGAGCACAAGACTCAGGCGTAAACGTCAACCGATGGCTGCGGCTGTTCTTGGCCGTACGCCATCGGATCGACTACCGGCATAGGAGCCGGTTCAAGGAACTGCGGGTGTGCGCCCATGTTCGGTACATGCTTGCGATTCGGTACAGTCCACGACTGGACGCCTTTGTCGCCGGTCTTGGATGCACCGATGGCCGGGTGATTCGTCATCTCTCCGACGTGGGTGGCAAGCTGCTTGACGAAGCCGTCCACCATCGGATCATCCTCTGCTTGAGTGACTAGGTGATGGACCGGGCCGTAGCTGTGCTGGTGCGGTCCCTCGATCCAACTCTCATGAAAGAGTCGGGGGTACTGAGCTAGGAGCCACTGGTGCGCTGCCTGCGGAAATTCCGGGTGCATCGGCTGACCCAGGTGATCCTGCGCCGGGATCTGCACTCGGTAGGTCGCTTGCTGTGCCATCGTCTATTACAGTACCGTGTTCCTCGTAATGACAGTTGGCACAGAGGAGAGTACACTTCTCTGCCTCTTCGCGACCTTTCTTAGTATTGAATGTAGTCGCGCTAATGTGGAGGACTTTGGTGCTTTTGTCTCTATGATGGAAATGAAGCGCTCGCGCACAGCGTTTGTAGTGGCACAATAGACATCCTCGCTCTAGCTTGTACGCATTGAACTCATCCTGACGGCGCTTGTTATGCTTAGCGACCAAGGCGCGTTCCGCAGGAAGGGTTCGATAGCGAGCGCGTTTCCTGGCGCATTCTCGCTCACGATTTTCGGCGTAATACTTAGCTCTGTTTGTCGGCAT